TGGTCGTCCGGAGCTCGAAGAGGCGAAGTGTATTCGGTCTGCGATCTGTGAGCAGCTCCATGCCCGAAGCAGGATCGACACAGACGAATCCTTGCGACTCGTCGGTCTTCGGGATGAGCGCCTCGAGGCGATTGATGAGGAAAGAGAAAGCGCTCGCGACTCCTTGGCTCATCTTCGACCTCCGATTGCTCTATTGATCGAGCTGATAAAGCTCTTTTGCTCTGCGTAACCATAGCCCACTGGAGAGAGCTTCTTTCGCATCCTTGCGGCGATCGCGTTGGTGAGCTTTCTTTGGTCCGAGTTAGAGAGTCCAATGAAAGGTCGATCTCGGTGAACATCATAACCATAAGACCGGACCTTAGAAGAGAGCCCTATCGTGTAGCTCGTCTTCGTCGCGTTGGTCGTGATCAGGTTATTCATGAGCGCGCCGCTTAAAGTGAGGTCGACCTCGGCGGTCTGGTTCTTTCCGCCTGGCGTATAGCGTCGACTCTTCCGCTTATATTCGCGATATCCGCCTTTATAGTAGACCCCTTTCGGAGTCTCCTCGCCGCCTTTTGGCGGAAGGTTCGCTTGATACGAGATATAGATCGGTCGCTCTGAATACTCCTTAAAAGGCCGGTCGCTCGTGTCTTTGCCAGCATAGACGCGAGAGCGGACTAGAGCGATCGTATCGAGCGCTGTGATCTGACTATCTCTCACCGTCCAGAGCTCTGGAATGGTGATCGAGACTTTAACCTTGGAGCCCATTAGTGCTGCATCCCTCGCCAACGTGGATATTCGATCGCGATATCCTTCTCTCGCTGTGTAGGCTGAACCGATGGAAGTGAGAAGGTTCCGCGCGCGTCGGAGACCTTGCCGCCCGCTCTGCGGAGGTTGATCTCGTCGGAGTCGATCACTCCGTCGTCGTCGGTGTCGAGGGTGAGCTGCCTCATCGCCCTGGTGAAGAGCTCCATCCCTCGATTGTTCATTCGCTCCGCGATGTCTAGTTGAGCGGTCATCTCATAGACGCGCGACGCGGAGAGATAGCGGTGCGCCTCGAGGAAGATATGCGGGTTAAAGATATCGTCCTCGGTCTGGCTCTCGAGGAGCTCGTCTCGAATGTAGAGGGTGAGCTCGTCGAGCGCCGCCGCGATCTGTTCAGAGAGATCTTGCTGACGGCGCGGGATCATGTCGCCCAGTTGGGGCATCTTCGCGACGAGGTCGGAGTGAGTCAATCCGGTATCGAATGGACGACGAACGACCTCAATCACGTTGCGCGCGAGGTGTGGCCGATCATTGGGGCTCTCGTCGCTGGTATAAGCGACGGTCCAGTCGATCAGGCCGCGCGTCGCTGTATCCGCTGCGGGTATCGTGTACTCATAGCCCGCCCAGACTAGAGAGGCGTTCTCGGTGAGTGCGAGGCCTCGCGGGAGAAGGTCGGCGAGGATCGCGGTTGTCCCGTCGATCCGATCAACCGTGACGAGAAAGAGCCCGTCCTCATCGGTGACGAGGAAGGCTCGACCAGACCTAGCGCCGATTCGCCCTGAAGCGTCAGCGCTCGCGGAGAGGGTGAGGGTCCGCCGATCTCCGCCAAGAGCGGTCACCGTCGCTGATGAGTGAACCGCTGTCATATCCGAAGCGGCGCGCGTCGTTCCGTTGGGGAGCGTATAGGCGAGAGTTGGCGTCGCGGCGAGCGGATAAGACGACTCCCACTGGAAGACAAAGTCTCTGTTTTGAGCTGCTTTGATCATCGATCGGCCCTCGCCTTCTGGTTCGCTTGTCTGACTTCCGCGTCGGTTCCGCGTTCTAGGTTAGCCGATTCGATCAGCTCTTCGGAGACTGGCGACCATGAGTGTCGGCAGTTGTAACCGCCCCCTCGCGTCAACACTGGCTCAAGCTGATAGTTCCGCATCTCTCCGACCTGTGTCTGTGTGTAGACCTTGCCGACGATCACTCGACAAAATGAGCGCGTGATCCCATCTAGCGGGCCGGTGTACAGATAGTGGTTCAGTCCAGCCTCTTCGGCGGCGATTGCGGTGAGCTCGCGACCGTAGCTTGTGATTCTGGTCCTTGCCTCTGTGATCTGACGACCTTCCGCTGATCGGAGAGCAGCATCGAGCCCGCTGATAATATCAGAGGGTTCCATAGTAAAAGCGGCGCTTGAGAGTGCATCTCTGACCGATCGCTGAACATCGGGCAAAATGACGTCATCGTAGATCCCCGATATTGTCTGATCTGCTAGGGCTTGTCCGACGCCTCCGATTTCGGAGACCGAGAAGCCTTCTTCAGACGCCAAGAGGAGCTCCTCAACATTCGCGAGGGTCTCTCTCTCCGCGTCAGTGATCTGCATGATGGATGAAGCGAGGCCGTTATCTAGAATCCAAGCGTTCATCTCACCGCGGCGCATACGGCGGAGCTCGTCGAGCCCACCGCGCGCCGCGGCTGCCTTCACTGCGTTCACTATTTCAGCCTTGCTTCTTCGGAGCGCTCGACGGAGATCCCTATCGAGCTTCGCCTCAAGCTGTAGTTGAGCTTTAGACGCGCGGAGCACCTGGAGCAATCGAGCGTCTGTCGCCGCCTTAATCTGGCGGGTCAAGTCGTCGATCGCTTTTGCGTCCGCGTCCTCTGCGAGGTGAATGTGTGAAGAACAGTGAAGACAGCGCATCAAGACCTCTTAGGTGAGGCAGTTGGTCAGGAGACGACCGCGGTCTGCGTCGACCTTCTTGAAGAGCTGGACGTGCTCGCCCCAAACATGACGACGGACGAGGTCGAGCGAATCATACTGGCCAGCCTGCAAGCTCTTGTACTGCATATTAAGCGCCGCGACTGGCATCGCCTTTACGCCGCCGCTCTTCTGTGCGACAGCGTCGGAGCCGCGCATGATGTAGAGACCGATCGTCTCGCCGTCCCAGATATTCGCCTCGCTTGAGGACGCGCCAGGGATCGCGGTCTCACGTCGAGCGCTACCCACGAAGACGTTCGGGATGTTGAGGACGCTTCGGAGGACCTCGATCACTGCGTCATTGGCGAGGATGCGGTTCCCGCTTGCGATCCCGCTGGAAGCATCGCCAACGAAGGAGCGGATCTCTGGGTTACGAGCGAGAGCGCGGAACACGTCATAACCAAGGATCAGAGTATCGCCAACGATCCCGTGATTTGCCGCGCGAAGGATGTCGAGCTGCTCGTGAAGGAAGCTCAAAGGCTCCGCTCCAGCGGCGTCGAACTTAGTCCCTGGGGTCGTGTTGTTCGTGAACTCGGTCGTCGAGAAGAGGAGATCTGCACAGCGCTTCTCTTGAGCGAGGAGAAGAGCGCGGCGAACCTTGCGAGCGCTTCGCTCTTCCTCGGAGCCTGGATACTGCGAGTCCTCGATATCCTCCATCGCGATGGAGTCCTCGAACGAGTGGATCTCCGCCTTGAAGGTGAGGCTGCTTCGGTTGAAGCTAGAGAGACTCTGTCGGCTTGCGCCTGGCGCGCGGCGCGAGTCAGCCTCTGGAGCACCCATGAAAGAGCGGGTCTCCTCGACGAGGAGGGTTCCGCTGCGCTCTGGAACGTCGACCTGCTCCATCACGCGACCAGCGATGAGCTGGCTATCGCTTGGGATCGCCTCGGCGACGATGTTTGTGAGGATCTGATCGACTGGATGGAGATTGCTATAGCTAGGGCGTGCCATTTAAAGGGCCTCCTTAAGCGAACTGGCTGGCGCCGGTGAAGATCACTTCGATCTCATCACCGTCGGCGTATGCAGTAACGTTCTGGTTGTAGATAACGCGTGCGACCGCGTACTCGGTGCCTCCACCATTCGCCCAAGGGATGAGACGAGCGGTTCCAGTCTCGACCATGAGGAGAGAGTCGGTCCCTGCCTCGATCGCGTCGCCTGCGAGAGCCTTGGTGCGACCGAAGATCACGACCTCAACAGCGTCGCCAGTGGAGGCGCTGCGCTGTGCAATCCCGTCGGCCTGCTCTCCGGTGGTTCCGTCAGCGAGTGCAGCTTTGCCGTCGCCATTGATGACAACAGCCTGAAGAGCGGTGATCGCTTCAGCGGCGATCAGAGTGATAACATCAGAGTTTGAAAGACGGCTCATGCTTAGCCCTCCATAGCAGCGAGGAAGAACTCGCGATCAGTGGTACGAATCATGTTGAGAGCCTCGCTGAAGCTGACGCTCTTCTCGGCGGCGAGAGTCTTCGCGCGCTCTGCGAGGGTTTCACGGTTGATCTGCTCACCGCTGGCGCCGTGACCGACCTCGCGGAGAGAGACGACGGAGCCCGCCTTGCGCTCGTTGAACATCGCCCAAAATGCGTCGTCGCCGCTTTGCGCCTGGTCCCAAGCCTTCTCTGCGAGTGCGACCTCGGCGGGAGAGATCCGACCGGAGCGGACGAGCTCGTCGACGGCGCCCTTGCGCTTGACGCTCTGGTTCTCCTCACGGAGAGCGGTGAGCTGCTCACGGAGAGTAGAGACCTCGGCGAGGAGGAGTGCGGAGCTCTCGTTCATCGAGTAGCTCTTCTTCTCCATCATCTTCTCTTTGTCCTCATCCTCGGCGAGGTCTTTCTTGTCCTCGTCCTCGGTCATCTCTTTCTTGTCCTCATCCTCGGCGAGATTCTTCTCGTCTTCGGTGAGGTTCTTCTCCATCTCGGCGACCATCGCCATCTTTTGGAGCAAGAGATCGACAAGATCCTCATGCTCCATCTTCAGTAGGTTCTCACGGGTCTCCATGAGGTTTGCCTCCTCTGTGAGTAAAACACGGTCGACCGAGCTCGCTGTTTGCTGCGGTCGGGGGGTAAGAGTGACAGCGAGAAGCTGGGCGCCTCCGGTTGGAGCTCCGCTTTCTCTCGCGTAGACTTCGCCCATGACGAACTCTGGAGACGACCAGAGAGAGCCTTGAGCTTCCGCGACTGTTTTGAGTCCGCGCTCGTTGTAAGCGGGGATAGCTATCAAACACTGCCCATCCTCGGAGAGGCGAAGGTCGACGATCTCGCCGAGCGCTCCTCCGGTCTCTGGAGTGTTGGCGCCGTATGAGGGAGAGCTTTGGTGGTTCCAGTCGATAATCACTGGGTCGCTCGCGCGGCGCGCCTGGTAGACGCGAACGATCTCCGCGAGCATCGCTGGCGTAACCTCGGCGATAGTCTCACCGCTCATCCGAGAGGCGACGGTTCCCGCGCGGAGCGTGACGAATGGTCGCCCAAGCTGCTGACCATCTTCGACGACGACGGTGATGCCGTCGAGGTCGATCTCCTCCGCCTCGGAGAAGGTAAAGGCTCTCTCGGTCAACTTCTTCTCATCGGCTGCGTTCATCTGTCCGACTACCTTTCTCGCCCAAGCGAAGCCCGCGTCGCCGCCCCAACCTTGCCAGGCTTGCCAGCCTTTGCCTTGCTCGTCCCAAGTCTCGCCCTTCTTGTCGACCTCGTGTCGCGTGAAGTAGTTGAGCATCCGACGGACGGTCTCTGGAGAGAGCTCGACGCCGTTCTTGAGATCGCGAGCTCGCGCGATGCCAACCGCTGTCATCCCTCTTTGAGACTCTGGTTTCTCCGCGCGTATCTCCAAGGCGCGCGCCGCTGCTTCTTGAGCACCCTTTGGAGGCTTGAAGTCGATGTGGGCGTATTTCTTGGGGAGCTCCGCCAGCTTCTCGCTCGCCTCTTTCGCCCTGTGTTGAGGATGCTCTTTAGGGAGGAGATCGAGATCGGTGTCATACGCCTCTTTTCGCTGTCCAGTCCCGACGAGCTTTAGGAACGCCTTGACGCGCGCGAGCGCCCACTGATCGCGAGAGGTGACCGATGGACGGTGAGAGGTCGAGAAGGCTCCAGCCCCTCTGCGGTAAACAGCCTTGAGCATCCCAAGATCAACACGACGACCAGCCGCCTCGTGCTTCTCGTTGTGCTCGTCGCGCATATTTTCGAGAGCTTTCTGGGTACGATCCGAGACCTCGATGGAGCCGCGCGTTCCGGATGCGGAGCCCTTCGGATTCTTCTTCGATCCGGTCCGCTGGTCCTTCTTCGGCGCTGGGGTCTTTGGGTCATCTTTGCGACGACGCTCCGCGAGACGCTTGGCTTTCCGCTTGAAGCTCATTTGATCCCCCTCTTCATCGCGCGATACCTCTCCGAAAGAGCGGTCGCTCCTCCTCCGAGACCAGCGCTGACGCGGTCGAAGTAAGAGCGCGCCGCTTCCTCTGGGAGCTCACCCGCGCCGATCCGCTCTCTGATCGCGCGCTCCAGATCGTCCTCTGGAGTGAGGAGACCGAACTGGACCAGCGGAGCGAGAGCGGCGAGGCTCTCCGCGAGCTCGTCAGCATCAAGACCAGAGTGGACGAGTCGAGGAAGCTGGGAGGGTGAGCACTCTCCGTAGTTCCATTTCAGAAGGCGCCCGATTGTCCCGCCGCCTCTCCGATCCATCCCACCGACGGAAGAGGAGATCATGTCGCAGAGATTGAGCGCGGATCGACGGAAGA